GGGGCTAATACCCCATGTCAGTTGTTTACGAGTTGTTACTAAAAATTTTATCCGATTTAAGATTTTTAGTCTTTCATCGGAAATTTTCTAAGTTGTATAACGATTAAGTCGTTATATGATACAATCTGCGTAACTTCAGATCTATCTACATTTAGTTTGAAACCTAGAAAATTCAATACAGAGTAGAAATCTCTTTAACATTTCATGAGTTGGGACTCATCAAATCCCAAACCCTCTTAAGAGTAGGATCTCTTCAAAATCCAACCCTCTTGAGCTTTTAAACTAATCATTTATTAGCTTATATTAATATTACATTAATTAATTCCAATTTTTTACACTGTATTAATTTTATAATTTTTAAATTTACTCAGAATGTCAACTATTCTGATTTTTCTATTTCCATATTAATTATATGCTAGTTTAATAGGGTCTTAATTATTTTATTATGTGAGAACAGATTTTGTCACTGAGCCGGCGTTTAACGTCCTAAGTCTCTAGGTGCATTCACTGTCTAAGAGCGCGAAGTTCTTTAGCATTATGAGATAATTTTGATTTCCCGAAAAGTAGTATATGTTTAATAGGACGTTGTATGTTGAAATACTACAACAGCCTGTTCCGGAACTTATATGTAAATCCTGGAAAAGAATCAAAAATTTATTTATTTATTATATATTATTACATACTTCAAATTATTTACTGTCTTACTTAAACCGACCAGATTAAACCATTCGATTCTAATAAATCACTTATGAATTCTTTTACTGCAGAGAAAGTCAAGGCAAACAAAAAAGTTGAAAAAATAAATAAAAATAAAAATAAAAATAAAAATAAAAAAATACGAGTTGTCGCTGATGTAAGGAAAGCAGCGAAATTGAGGTCTCTCAAACTTAAAAAACAACAGGACAATAAAATTGTGAGAGTTGAATTTGAAGCTATGAAATTTATAACTAAGCGTAGAAAGCCTACAAAAGTTGAAACTAAAATTATAGTTTTAACTTATTATCATATAAGACATTATTTAAGTTATAAATCATCAATTTCTTTCTTAGATTCTGTTACTCCTTATATTAATGACAAAAATAATTATATAACTGATATCAAGATGTGGAAAGGAAAAAGTGACGGTACCACTCAACGATACTCCGAATCATATTTACGTACTATTCTCGGCTTACAATTACAAGAATATTCTCAATCTATCAATCCTGATGTTGAAGAACAATCTTATGTTACACCCTCAGACCCTGAATCAGAAATTGAAGTTATTGGTAGAGTTATTTTTTATTTATTAGGAGATAATATATCCAAAGATTTCTTCCGTAGAATAAGTATAGAACATTTCAATTATGATTTTTTTTTGCAACTAAGAGAACATTTT